CTTCTCAATGGGATATCTTTGAGCACGGTGGTCAAGACTTTATGAAGTTTATAAAAGAGCAGTGCCAGATTGTAAAAGAAGTTACTGCTTCTGGAAAGTTGCAGGATGTTGGAAAATATGAAACTTGGAACCCTGCTGATATCTGGGCAGTAAAGGATAAGGGTAAGGTAAAATCTGAGATAGACAGAGCGATTCAAGAAGACGGAACTGCAACTTTGAAAGAGTTGAATAATGTTCTTTTGAAAATGTTAAAAGAAGACAGACTTATTGGTTTGTCCCTGAAGAAAATTGATCCTAAAGAATCAGCAAGTTTTGTGTATGTAAATAGAGATCCTAAGAAGATTGAGTTTGCAAAGGTTGAAGAAATCAAGATGAGTGATATAAGTTTTGAAATAAAAACTGAGAAGACAACGGATGGTATGTCTCAGGGTGGATATTGTCTTTTTGGAAAATATACTATTAATATAATAAGAACTCCTACCTCTGGGTTTTCAAACTTGAAGTTTGAAAGTGTTGTAAAAGGCAGTGGAGGTAGAGGTGGCGCAGCACCTGTTGCCATGGTTGGTAAGTTATTGAAGAGTAGAAACCCAAGTGCTACATTTGTGAATGATAATAATAAGTATCCTAAAACAAAAGATGAGTTTTTGAATGATGGGAGAGATTATGAAAAGATGTATAAGAGTTTGAATGGAGTTATAAAAGGAACTAAAAACTATGCAGAGTTTAAAAGTAGAATAATCTCAATGTATGAATCAAAGAACTCTAAGTCTAAAGGTGTTGCTCAATCCAAACTTATGCAACTCCACTTTTTCTCTGATGCATTAGCAAAGAAAAAGAATGAACCAGAGTTTTGGACTGATATGTTGTATCTTTCTTTGAAAGTTGGAAAAAGGTTTGCTCCTCATGGTAAACTTGCATAGGTAAAATAAATACTTAAAACTATCTCTTAATCCAGTGGCAAATAAAGGACTTCAGTTTGAACATGCTGTAATGTATGCTGCCACAAGTAAAATCGTCAATAAGTCCAAGCAAAATCAAAAGGACTATGACGATGCAGCATCAAGGTATACTTCCATACCTAAAAATATAAAGGATAAGGCGGAAGAGATTGTTGAAAAAATGGCACCGAGAACTCTAAACTCTAGGCAGACTTATTATAAGTCGTTTAGAAAAATGTCTGGTGGTGGTGAAGAACCAAAGACTGATATTATGTTTGAGTCTGGAGGAACCACGTATAAGTGCTCTATGAAATGGGGTAAGGCATATCAGTTATCAAGTGCTGGGATTGATAAGTCATTATCGGTTTTTCAAAAGGTTTTGAAAAAAACAGCACAAGATATTGGTTGTCCTACGGATGTAGTTACGTTAGGATATTTACAGTTAGTTTTGGAACAAATAAACAATAAGTGCGAGAATGCAAAGGGTGTGATTGCACAACCGAAAGCAAAGGCAATCCTTGCAGATATTAAAAAGTCTGGTGGTTTAAATGAGCAACTGCAAGAAGTTTTAGGATCTAAGAAAAGTCCTGGAGCAGCTGTTGCATATGATACGTTTAAATATAATCTTACTCATGAGTGTATGACTGGTGATATGCTTTTCAATGGTGATGATAGAGCAGCGACTCACCTTATGACTGAAGATGGAGTAAAATCCATCGATGAAAAAGCAGTCAGAGACGTAATGAAACTAGCGGGAGTCCGTCTCGCCCTCAAGGGCAGGGGAAAGGACAAAGTTACAGGTGTCCGTCAGAACGCCATCGTGATCCGATACGAGGTATAATACTAGTATGTCAAAGCAAAACACTCACCTAGAGCACCTGGAGGATGACATCCTCAATGATGGTGCCGCTGGCGGAAAAAACGCAGTTGCCTTTTTGATTGAACTTGGTAAGATGTTGTCCGAACCTAGATCTAATGTTCGGATCACTACAAAATGGGATGGAGCACCTGCAGTAGTCTGTGGTAAGCATCCATCAACAGGAAACTTTTTTGTTGCTACTAAGAGTGCATTTGCTCAGTTGCCTAAGATCTGTGTGAATGATGCTGATGTTGATCAGTACTACAGTGGAGATCTTGCAGCAAAATTGAAAGCATGTCTCAAGTATCTTCCTTCGTTAGGAATCAAAGGAGTTGTGCAAGGGGATCTTTTGTTCACTGATGATAAAAGTGCTCAAGTGATTAACAGGGAGAAAGTTATTTCTTTTCAACCTAACACTATTGTGTATGCTGTTCCTGCTGATAGTGACATTGGTAAAAGGGTAAAGACAGCAAAACTTGGAATCGTGTTTCACACTTCTTATAGTGGAGGACCATCTTTAAGAAACATGTCTCCATCTTTTGGTGTTGATATTTCAAAGATGAGGAAGAATCCTAATGTGATGGTGTTCTCTTCTGACTTTACTGATGCCACAGGAGCATCTACTTTATCTGCATCAGAACTGAGTGCATATACTGCACAAATCAGAAAAACGATAGGTTCTCTGAAGCAAGCTTCTTCTTTCCTAAATATATTAGGAGAAACTGGAGAGGGAAAGTTTCTTCTATCCACCCTGTTCAAGCAGTTTTTTAATCGATACATTAGAGAAGGAAAATCCATTACTAATACGCAAAAGGTTGCGAGCGATTTTTCGATCTATTATAAAGAATTGTTAGATAAAGAAATACAATCGAAGAAGACTGCTAAGACACAGGATAAGTACAGAACTATCCAAGCAAATGGTCTCAAATTTCTTAAGGACAATCAAAGGTCCGTTTACTTCACCGTTGCGTCGTATATTAATCTACAGCAAGCTAAAAGCATCATTGTCAAGAAACTGGAGAAGGTTAAAACGCTGGGAACATTCCTTCGCACGGACGATGGGTATAAAGTTACTGCGCCAGAAGGGTTCGTTGCGATTCGGTCTGGTAAGGCACTCAAACTGGTTGATCGTCTTGAATTCTCCAGAGCGAATTTCACCGCGACGAAGAATTGGGACGTAAAACCAGCGGGGTACAAACCCATTGGTACTAAATAATGTTATGGTGAAAAAACAAATGAAAAGTTTTATACAGTTTATAAAAGAAGCAGCAACCTCACCTGCAACTCAAGCATCAAGACTTGGGTTGAAGGGTGATGGTCATGGAGGATGGTATAAAGATGGTGAGTTCGTTGCAAAAACTGAAAAGGGTAGACTGAAGTTTTATAATAAGAATCAACGTCAAGGTAAAGATCCTGATCAAGGATCTGATGAGGCACCTAAAGCAGCACCTCAGCAGGCAGCACCAGCAGCAAAAACAGAACCTGCTGCAGCACCTGCTGAACCTCAGGGTGACTTTGGAACATTTGCTGATGGCACTCCCCGCAGGATGCCTGCACCTACTAATGCAGATGGTTCACCAAAAGAAGATCGCGGCGAAGTTACATTGACCTTTGGTAGGTTTAATGTTCCTACAACGGGACATGAAAAACTTTTCCAGCAAGCACAGAAAGCAGCAGGAAAGGGAGATCTCCGAATCTATCCTTCTCGTTCAGTAGATCCCAAGAAGAATCCTTTGGATCCTGATGAAAAGATTGATCTGATGCAAAAGATGTTCCCAGATTATTCTAAGAACATTGTCAACGATCCAAACATCAAAACTGTTTATGATGCACTGAAGCAAGCACATCAAGACGGATATACTAAAGTTCGTGTTGTTGTTGGTGATGATAGAGTTAAAGAGTTTTCAAAGGCGGATACTTATAACGGGAAACTCTTTGATTTTACTGATATGGAGACAGTTTCTGCTGGTGAGAGGGATCCTGATGCAGAAGGTATAGAAGGAATGTCCGCATCCAAGATGCGTAAGGCAGCAGCAGAAAATGATTTCAAAACTTTCCGCTCTGGTATGCCTAAGAGCATTGATGATAAAGAAGCAAAGATGATCATGGCAACCATTCGTAAAAGAATGAATGTTGAGGAGGGATGGAATCTTTGGGAGATTGCTCCAAAGTTTGACTGGGAAAGTCTTCGTGAAAACTATGTCAATGAAATCATCTTTAAAGTTGGAGACATTGTAGAGAACCTCAACAGTGGATTGGTTGGAAAGATTATTCGTCGTGGTGCAAACTATCTTATCTGTGTCACAGAAGATAACATGATGTTCAAGTCATGGATCAAGGATGTTAACGAAAAGGTTGAGAACTATCCTGGACCTGGAGGCATTCCTGCGGATCAAAGAGAAATTGGAACAGATGCTCATAGAGAATACGTTATGAGAATGACTGGTACTAAAGAAATCCGCAACTTCATAAATAAGTATAAGAAAAAGACTAAGAGTAACTGAAATGTCAGAGATGAATAATCTTTTAGACTTGAACCAAGTCTATATGAAAGAGGTTTTCAAACCTCAACTTGGTAAAGACACCAAGAAGGAAGAACCAAAATCCGAAGCGAAGCCAGAAGCAAAAGGTGATGGCGGCGGAAAGGATAAGAAAGAAGCATCCTCTGAAAAGAGAGTTCGTCAAGCTGTCTATGACATTCGTTATAGAGCAAGAAGAGAAGAGATTCCTTTGTCAAAAGCATATACTCAGTACATGCAGAACACCACTATGAGTGGTCCTGAGAAGTCTGCTGTTAAAGGTAAACTCGGTGAGTCTGTAGAGTTTACTGAAGAGACAACAGAAACCAAATATCAAATTCGTGTAAAGGATAAGAACAGTGGCAAGTCATACACCCGTATGGCAACCCGCGAAAAGATCAATCAACTGCGTGCAAATCCAAACATCGCATCAGTTGAGATGACTAAGTATGGCACTCCTTATGAAGGTGAGAGAAAGAAAGGCGAGCAAACTGCAGCAACTAAGTCTGGTAAAGGTTTAGATCCTGTTGGTAAGGAAGATGGTGATGTCAACAATGATGGCAAGAAAGACAAGACCGATAAGTATCTGATGAAGCGTCGTGATGCTATTGGTAAGGCAATGTCAAAGAGAAAGGGTAAAGTTTCCGAATCAAAAGACGTTGAGGTTCCTTCAAAAGATCTGAAAGGTGCTGTTAAGAAAGCAGTCAAAAGAATTGATAACAATGTAAGTGGTGACGTTGACAAGAATGATAAGTCAATGGGTAACTTTGGTGAGTTTGTTCCATCTGTTGATGGTAAGAAGAAAGTAGTAACCAAGATCGGTGAAGGTTTCTCTAACTGGAGAGAAGAGTTTGTATTTGAGGTTGAGGAAAAAGAAACTGATGATATTCCTAAAATCAAAGAGAAGAAGGTCACCAATAAGGTAAAGATCAACCCTGAAATGAAGGAAGCTGTTGAAGAGATTGGTGGAACTCTGCTTGAGTCCATTGAGATTGATGAGTTTGACTTCATCATTGAAGGCGTATATGATGAACTCCTTGAAGAGGGATTCTCTGAAGATGAGATTGAAGAATCAATCGAGTATGCGCTTGAAGCAAAAGTAACAATGGGTCATGACACCGAAGGTGGTAGTGCTCCTCGTATGAGAGATAAACTCAAGAGCAAGGCAAAAGAGTTTCTTGCAAAGGCAGCAGTCAAAGGTTATAACAAAGCAAGAGACCTGAAGAGAGCAGCAGAACCTACAGTTCAAAGAGCAAAGACTTCTCTGAAGCGTGGTATTAAGAAAGCAGCACTTAAGGTTGCTGATCGTATGAGTGAAGATGTTGAGCAACTTGATGAGATCTCTGCAAATCTTGCTCTGACTGCATCACAGAAAGCAGATGAGATGCGTCGTAAGGCATCACTTGCTGGTGATAGAGAGACTGCTGCTAAAAAAGCACAGCAAGCATCTAACCTTTATAAAGGTGTAGCAGCGAGACGTGCTAGAGAGAGAATGGCAAAAGAGGAAGTTGAAGCAGTTGATGAAGCAATGAGTTCTTATGATCGTAATCGTAAGAGAGCAGCACAGAGAGCAGCAGCAAGAAATGCTGCTAGAGATGCTGGTAAGACTGGTGTAGTTCCTGGTGTTGGATATGTTTCTCCTAGAAGGGAGAGAGAAACTTATGTTGACTCTGCAGGCACTACCAGACATAAGTCAGGTGCTAAAATGGAAGAAGTTGAGAATGTAGAAGAACTCTACAAGGGTAAGCACGGTCAGTCTGAGAAAGAGTATCAGGACTCCCGCTCTGATGCTGGTAAGATGGTATCAGGTGACTCTAAGATGAGTGGATCTGCATATTCCTCCCGCGCAACTAGCAGCACTGGTCCTAATCCAGCTGGTGGTTCTAAGAAACCAGCAGGTCAGGGTCGTATGACCAAAGGTGCAAGAGCTGACTTGGAACTTCGTAAGGCAAACATGATGAAGAAAGAAGAGGCAGCGATGTCTCCTCAAGAGATTCAACTCCAGAAGAGAAAGGCACAAATTGATAAGATGATTGCTCAAAAGAGGCAGCAAGCACTCTCAAAAGCAAAATCCTCTGAAGCACCTGCAAAGGCAATGGATGAAGCAACCTATCCTTCAGACTTTAGAAATCCTGATGGTTCTAAGAGATCTGTCGCCAAGAAAAAGGATGGCAGACCGATTCAGCATGATCAACCAACAAAGGGTGGTCGCAGAAAGACTGTTGATGAATCAGCAGAGGATCGTTTGAGAGATCGTCGCATGGAGCGTGGTGGTGTTGATGGTAACGTTGATTACCGTCGTCCTGCCAGAACAGCGACAGGTCCTAAGAAGAAACCATCTGGTAACTCAATGTCTGCTTTCGATAAGGTAGTTGGAGACCTTAAAGCAAAGTATGGTGACAAGGCAGTTATGGCAAAGAAAACTGAAAGAAAGTGACATGCCAGCAGTCTCCAAAGCGCAACAAAGATTCTTCGGGATGGTTAGGGCGACTCAGAAAGGGGAAATGGAAAACCCCTCACCTGAGGTTGCCAAAGTTGCTGCCACCGCCAAGCGTTCCGACGTAAAGAAGTTTGCTTCTACTAAACACGATAAACTTCCCGAAAAGAAGCGTGTAGAGGAAGAAAGAAACTGTGGGTGTGGACAGACTCCTTGTAAAACTTATGGTAAGAAAAAAGTACAGGAAGGGTTCAAGACAGATATTCTTACTGATCGTAAGTATGCCAAGAGGGTTTTGGAGAGGGAAAAGCAGAATAAAGAACGTGATTCTCGTATAAAGCATGGAAAGAACTGGAAACAGTTTACTCGTGATGTAGAATCAGTGAAAACACGTCTCCGTCCTGGTGAAGTTAAGAAATGGGATAAGGAAAAGAAAAAATATGTTTCAAATAAAGATTGATTTTCATATATAGAATGTAGACTTGAGGTTCATCATGCTTGCATTTTTACTTCCCCTTGCATCAAAGGTAATCTCCGATGCCGTTAACAAGATTCCAGAAAACGAAGAACTCGGTGAAAAGTTGGTTGAGATCTGTCTTGTTATCTTGGGTAAAGCGGTTAAGCTGACCAAGACTGACATGGACGATCAACTCTTGGAAGTCGTCAAAAAGGCGATGGTAGCAAGAGAGACAGAAGAGGGATAGTCCCCGCTTTTTATAAATATCAATAGGTAAATTATTAATAGGAAAAAGACATGGCACTCTGGGGAAATAATGCCGCTGTGGAGTCAGGTGGAACTGTAACCGTTGATTATACGACTCTTGAAGTCCTTGGTAGTGGTACTACTTTTGGTTCTGCTGGTTTCGCTAAAACTGGTCAAACGATTGAGTTCGGAACCCGTGCAGGAACCTGGCATGGTACTGCAGTCATTGTTGGTATTGCCAGCACGACTAATCTGTCCATTGCTTCAACGGCAGGTCTCTCTGGTGCTGCCATCGCCGCAACTTCATTCACAGTGAGTGAAGCACCAATCTATGCATCAGCGGATTCACATTTCAGTGAACTTAACACTGATTATGACGCTGTTGTATATGGTGTTAGCGGCGCAAGTGGAGTAGTTCCTGAATATCAGGTAACTCATGAAGGTTGGGTTGGTGTTACAACATACACTGACACACACGGAAACCTGAGAGTCAAGAAAGAAACTCTGGTTGCTATGTCTGGTATCACAACTGAGGCAGATGGAACGGATGCACTGACGTATCCAACTAAGGAGGGATGATAATTTGATATGATTTTCAATGAGTTGAATGAGGATACATTCTTACTTTTCGCTATTAAGCATTATCAAAATCCTCAAGCGGTAACAAAAGAAGACTTCGATAGGGATTTAAATCATTTCAAATATATCAAACGATTGCTGAAACGATATAGAAACACAGGTGAGTTAAAATCTCACCTGTTGATAAATCACTTTATCATTTTATATAATA